TTAAACTGCAATGTTTCTGCACGTAATGCATCGTTGCTTGTAAGAGCGGCTTGTAGACGTTTGACCACAACACGACGTTGAGCTTTGTCAAACATGTAAGGAGCACCGGCTAGTGGGCCCGAATCAATGTTGCCAGATTCTGTCTGCCATACTTCGTCTGCTGCATTCCACATCTTAACGTTGCCTGAACTTACTGCTGAATTCCAGAATAACATACCGTCGGGGAAGTATGCTGGATTTGGTACATCAAGATCCATTGGCGCTGCACCACCTTCTTCACCACCTGTATCGCCTGCTGTTGCTGTGAGGTCTCCAAATAGAACACCGTCTGGTGTTGTTTGGTCGGAGTTGTTTTTAGTAACCCATGCAGAGCCGTCGTACATTTTTATAACTGGATAGTTTTCCATGTCATTCGTATCAACCCATACATCACCGTTTGATGGGGATGGTGAGCTTGGCTCAGTCGTGTTAGTGTCAACGTTAACAACTGGTATCCATACTGGGGTATCATCTATTGTTGCCTTAACATAAATGTCGACATTGGTGCCGGCGTCATACCACAATGTACCATTTACTGGTAGTCCAAGTAGAGGAATGGCGCTTGATGTGTTTTCTTGCGCGTCCCAGCTTGTACCGTCCCAACGCATAACTGTATATGTCAATGGTTCAGCAGAGACTAGGATATATAACGAACCAATTTTCTTTTGGCTGCCAAATGCTATATCCGCGGCGTTATTTGTAAAAAATGCAACTAATTGGTCAGGGTTAATTGGACCAACTTGTTGTGGCTTCCAGCTTTGCGTTGCTGCAGAATATTTGTTAACTGCCAGGTATAATCCATTGTTTGGACTTGTTGTTTTTAACCATACTGCACCTGGCTGTGCGTTGTCTCCGGTTGGGATGATATAGTGCGGTGAGACTGTGACGGTTGGTACGCCAGAAATGCCAGCTTCAACCGGAACCCATGTTCCGGCAATTTTCTTATATAATGTACGTGTAGTATCTGAACGAACAATGGCAAATTTACCATTGGTCCCGAAATCAACAGCAGGTAGATCAACTGCCTTAAGCCTAAGCGTTACTTCCTTTACCCAGACGCCGTCAGCGTTTGCTACAAACACTCCATTAGAACTTTTGCTTGAATCAATCCAATATTTACCATCTTCTGGTGGGCCATTTGGTGCTGTTGCAAGTGGCTCCATTTGCCCCATATCCAAATCAGCACGAACTATAACAACACGGTTAGCGATACCAAGATAATAATATGCAGCCAATAAGCCGTATTCGTTTAATTCATGTCCGTGTACTGGTGTACCGTCAACTATGGTGAAACTTGGTTCACCATACAATTGAACAAGTTCACGTTGACTTGTTATGATAAGTGGTTTTAGCGCAAAGGGTGCGGTTGTGTATGTTGCTGTAGTGCCGTCGGGTGATTTCTTCTCTGACCGAGTTGCTAAAACAATAACTGGAACTGTACCATTGCCTGCGGATGCATACGCACTCTCGTCAATGATCGAAACTGCTACGCCTGGTGAAACTAGTTGGCCCATATTATATCTCCGTTATTCTTGAGGATTTTCATTCCTCTCAGAGATATTTAGCTCATTACGACATTTATGAGCCTATTTAGCGGATTATGGCGATTCTACTCTTAGCGGACAACCGTCGATAGCTGTGCATACAATGCATCTAGTGTGGAATTGTTATCGATAATGCCATCAAACTCTGTTCCTACCCATGCTGTTTCAGACGCATGGATGCCTAATCTTCTTAATTCAAGCTTTGCTGCTTGATGGCCGCCATTGGCATCTAATGCTGTTTTATACCAGTTTGGTAGTTCACCACGCTGTACCCAATACACCGTGCCACCAGCGTCCTTGATTGCTTGAATTTCGTTGGGAAAACGGCAATCAGAGATCACTATGTTGTCAGTGGTTTTGGAAAGTCTTGCTTCTAGACCAGCAATCCAAATATCATCATGAAATCCATGTCGACAGACTTCAGTGCCCCAGTATTGTAGGACCCAGCGTGGGGTAAGACTGGGCATATTCAAACGAGCAGCCCACCATGGGTCAATTTGCTCTCGCTGTTCTCTTGCTTCTTTAGTTAGGCCCTCAAGCATAGTACGATCCCATCCAAAGATTGATGAAACCGCATCTTTTAAGGATGCTGCAAACGAGTCTCTACGAAACCAATGGTTGTTTACGAAATAATCTGCCGCTGTGTCCTTGCCAGATCCGATAAATCCGCAAAATCCAAGAATTTGTTTAGTCATTCGCTATATTAGCATAGCAGGCAGAAAATTGCAATAGGAATCTAACCAAAAATAAATGACGGAGGCGTCCCGCCATCAACGAAGTTCCGAATATCTTCTTCAAGCTGCACAATTTCTGCTTGACCTTGCGCCAGCAATTCTGCACCATTTAAGGTAACTCCGCCTTGAGGACCAGCCAATGAGTTAAACTTACTACGGGCTTGACCGAGCAGCATCTTAGCCACTGCAAGAGCATAGTCTTTAACCCATGGGCCCGAGCTTGGATCAGCGATAATCATTTCGTCAGGCTTGTAATTATACGTTTGCAGCACTACTGGCTCATCAGCTTTGATGTTGCGGGTGATACTGAGCATATGGCTAACTGGATTATATACAAAAGTAAGGTGAGCTCCAAACATACGACCCAACAATTCAAGTTTGCCCATGTAAAGCTCAAATGTAGCGAGGCCTTGACTGCCTGAGGCGTTTAGCATGTACATATTTGCAAATGCAGCGGCAAACGGATCAAAGCTTGTTCCAGTACCACCTGAAGTTCCAATGCCACGACGGTAAATTGTGCGTACATTGATTACCTCTTCTGGGAGGTAATAGTTTGACTCGCCCTTTGTCAGGTTGAGTACCATGTAACTTTCTTCTACTGCTCTGGAAGAACGCTGACGATATTTTGCAAGAGCACGATCAAGCGACATGTCCAGATGCTCGGCATCAAACTCCACATCCACGAGGCCGGAGCCCAGATTAAGCTCAATATATTTTGCCACCTTAGCGCGGTAGTGGGTTTTGTCAGTTGTTTCGGTTGTCATAGGTGTGTCTCCGCAGTATTTAGCAGAGACACACTATAGGTTTACTTAATTACACGGAGTAAGATAGTATCAGGTGCAATGCGGCCTTTTAGTTTGGTCTCAACCGACTTAATAGAGTCCATAAACTTACGAAGCTGTGGCTTTCCACATACTTTGAACTCTTTCAGCTGCACATCTGGCTTACGCAAAGTTTTGCAAGTGCTACGAATCTCATCGTAGCCGACGATTGCGCTTCCTTTGACTCCTAAAGTTCCAATTGCTATATCGCCATGCATTGGAACTACGAAGCGACCAATCTTGCGTGTCTTTGTGTTGAACACCCACAGTTCACTAACACCCAAAATCTCTGTTGGCCCAATGCTTTTAAGGCCAAGTGCTGCAAACTCTTTAAGAAACTTGAGTTTTTTTACTTGCTTCTCTGGCGGCACTGCCTTACGCACGGGCTTTGCACGAGTAGAGATTTTGCTTGTTTTATAAGCCATTGCGTCAGAGATGATGTTCTCATAAAACTTAATAGCAGCCTTCACCTCTTTCTTAGACAGGTGACTATATGCTTCTATAAGCTGGCTATCCTTGCCCGCAAGCAATTCCGTAAGATCATTGATGCGTGGCTGGATTAGCGCCGGAATCTTTGTTGCATATTGAACTGCAATATTCTGGCCAGACAACAATTTAAAGACTGAAAAGTCCTTGCCCTCTGTAAAGTAAGTATCAATGCCGCCTTCGATTTCGCCCATTGCTTCGCTAAACTTGTCAGCAAGACGATCTTGGATTGTAGTTTTAGAAACTATAGGAGCATCGCTCAATTCATCTTCCTTGTCATTTGCGCCAGCCGCTAAGGCCAAAACTATTTCAGCTCGCAGCCAGTTTGATGTATCTTTTCCGGAATTGAATCCTTCATGGATCAAGGGCATCCCGCGCAGTAAACATGCTGCAATGGAGCACATAGTAGAGGACAGGCGAGTGTCTTTCAGCTTTCGGAATGCAGCAATGTCGTCTTTGACAAACTTATGCGCTTCCATCCATTCGAGAATCTTGGGGCGCATTGCTTTGATGCTTGACATAAAGCGGTAATGTTCCATTGTGACATGAAATTGTTTTGTAAACTGCTCTCCGGTCCAATATTCTGCACCATCCCAATTTGGGCTATTATCGCGAGACACTTTGGACCGATGCACTGCAACCTGCTTTTTCGTTACTTTAGCGGGTTTTGGTGCTGCTTTCGTTTTGGCTGTGGCCATAGTTTACTCCAGTTTGTATGATCTAAGTGTGTATTATAACTTATCTTCTTGACCCTGTCAAGCCACGCTGTGGCATAAATACAACACGATGCCAAGATTATCTTTATGACCAGAACTACTTCCTGCCTGTTGACTTTCTA